ATGAGCCTATGGGAGCAGGAATAAGAACGATTAAGGCTCGTAAGGGAGATAACCTAACTCATATTGCTGACAGAGCAGGTACATCTGTATCCACTATAATGAAACTGAATAGTGGTATTAAGGACAAAGACAAGATTTCAGCAGGACAATCTATCAGAGTTCCTCCTAACACTAAGGGAATGAAGATGGGTGGTAAGGTAAAAGGTTATAAAATGGGAGGAGCTTTAAAAACTCCGACAAATAAAGGACTTGCATCTTTACCTACAGAGGTAAGAAACAAAATGGGTTTTATGAAGAAGGGTGGAAAAGCTAAACCCTACGGAATGAAAAAGGGTGGAAAACCTCGTGGTTATGGACTAGCAAGAAGTAGGAGTAAATAATATGCCTGGTAAACACAATTTTAAAAAGATGATGGGTTATATGTATGGTGGCAAGGTCAAGAAGATGGCTGGTGGTGGAACACCAGGCATGGATGACATCATGGAAACCGAAGAGTACAAAAAAGTAATGAAGAAGATCGGTGGAAAAAATAAAGCTGATAGAACAGGTGAATCAACTAAGTCTGGTTCATTAGCAAAAGGCAAATTTGAAAAAATTAGGGGTGATGGAAAAGAAGTACAAGATTATAACGATGCATCTACAAGATTTAAAGCATCTGCTATGAAGGCCGATGAGGTTGTAAACACTAAGAGAGATCTTGGTGGTGGGGCAAAGATGACTTTGAGTGACAAAAAAGTTAAGCCAAAAGTAAAAGATTCTGATATTGAGAAAGGCATTAAGCCTTCCCCAAAAAAGGCAAAAGATAACCTTAACTTTAGAGTTAAAGAAAGAGGACAGACCCCTGATACAGGTTCAGTTTATTCAGACAAGATTAGAAATATGTCTGCAAAAGAGCTAAAGGCTTCTGGCTTTAAACAGTATCAAAACAAGCCATATGAAAAAATAATGAGAAAAGCAATGGGCATGAAATCAGGTGGAAAACCTAAAGCTTATGGTATGAAACATGGTGGTCAAGCTTGCCGAGGTGGTGGAAAAGCCACTAGAGGCACTAAATTTACAATGAGGTAGGCATGAAATTTACTCAACTCTTTATCCCATGTTCAAAATGCACAACGTATCAAAGTTGTGAACAAGACGGAAAGTGTAAAAAATCATAATGGCAGTCGAAAAGTCTATTGATCAACAGATACAAGAGGAAGTCGCATCCAAACCACAAATAATGAATGGTGCAGATGTAGATGCCCCAGAAGATGAGGTTGTGGTTTCCGAAGAGGCTATCGTTATTGAAATGGACGATGGAGGTGTGGAAGTTGACTTTGATCCAGAATCTACTGAAGGAATGTCTGGTGCAAAGTTTGGCGAGAACATAGCAGAGATTCTAGATGAGGAGGTACTTCAAGGTATTGCATCAGATTTGATAGCACAGTACGAGGAAGACAAAGCATCTAGAGAGGATTGGGTCACCACATATACCGATGGTTTAGATCTTCTAGGAATTAAATCTGAAGACAGAACGACACCTTTTGAGGGAGCTTGTGGTGTTACCCATCCGATACTTAGTGAAGCTACAATAAGATTTGTTTCACAATCTATGATGGAAATATTTCCTGCGTCAGGCCCAGTCAAAACTAAATCAGTAGGAAAACAGACTGATGAGATGACAGAGCAAGCTAGAAGAGTGCAGAACTACATGAACTACCTCTTAACGCATGAAATGAGTGAATATCGTTCTGAAACAGAGCAACTACTATTTAATCTGGCACTAGCAGGGTCAGCATTTAGAAAGGTTTACTTTGATCCCCATCATCAAAGACCAACTTCAGTATTCGTACCTGCCGAGGATCTCGTTGTTGCGTATAATACAACGGATCTAACAACATCATCAAGGCATACCCATGTTATGCAGAAGTCTGATAATTTTGTAAGAAAATTGCAAGTATCAGGTTTTTATCGTGATGTAGATTTAACCGAGGCTATAGAAGGGACATCAGATGTCAAAACAAAATACAACGAACTTACAGGTGTTACCGAAGTTAGTGAAAACGACCTCAGAACAATCCTCGAAGTCCATTGCGAACTCGACATCGAAGGATATGAAGACCAAAACGAAGACGGAGAAGGAACAGGAATTGCCGTCCCATACATCGTCACCATTGACGAAGCAAGTGATACCATCCTTTCGATACGCCAGAATTATTCCGAGAGTGATCCACTAAAGCAACCAATACAACACTTTGTACACTACAAGTTTCAGCCAGGCTTGGGATTTTACGGATTTGGATTAATCCACCTTATAGGAAACATAGCCAAGTCATCAACATCGATCTTGCGTCAACTTATAGACGCAGGTACTTTATCCAATTTACCAGCAGGTTTTAAAGCTCGTGGACTTAGGATCAAAGGTGACGATACACCAATATCACCAGGTGAATTTAGAGACATTGATCTTCCAAGTGGTGCAATAAGGGATAATCTTATGCCCTTGCCATTCAAAGAGCCATCAGGAACGTTAGCACAATTACTAGGTGTTTTGGTAGAAGAGGGAAGAAGATTCGCCTCGATAGCAGACCTACAGGTAGGTGATGGCAACCAAGAAGCTCCTGTTGGAACAACACTAGCACTAATTGAAAGGTCTATGAAGGTAATGTCGGCCATCCATGCTAGATTACACGCAAGCATGAAGAGGGAGCTTGGATTACTTTCTAAGATTATTAGTAGCTCTATTTCTCAATATCCTTACGAGGAGAATGGAAATATACAACAAGACTTTGACGATAGAGTGGATATTATTCCTGTAAGTGATCCCAATGCGACTAGTTTTGCTCAGAGAATGATGCAACAGCAAGCTGCCCTACAAGTGGCAGCACAAGCTCCACAGCTTTATGACTTAAAGGAACTGCATAGAAGGTTTTTAGAAACAGCAGGTTTGGATAATATTGATAAAATCTTACCAGATCAAAGTGAGATACCTCCGTATGATCCTGTAACAGAGAATGCTAGAATGATTGGTGGTGGCCCAGTAAAGTCTTTTGCTTACCAAGATCACGATGCACATTTAGCTGCCCATATGAGCTTAATGCAGTCACCAGATATGCAAAAACATCCTATGGCACAGCAAGTAGGTCAATCTATTAGTGCTCATATTAGTGAGCATATGGCTCATAAATATAGAAATGAAGCCGAGAAGATGATGGGAGTTCAACTTCCACCTCTAGAAGATAAAGAAAAGAAAGGTCTTCCAGAGCAAATGGAAGCACAAATATCTAGACAGGCAGCTCAAGCAGCAGCCCAAATCACAGGAAAGGCACAACAACAAGCCGTTCTTGAGAGACAAATGCAAGCTGCTCAAGATCCTGTTATACAGCAACAGCAAGCAGAACTTCAGATTGAAAGAGAAAAGATCAAGCAAGATCAACAAGAAGCTTTACTTGATGCTAAAACAGATATAGAAAAGACTAAGATGAGGAACGATTTAGAGCGTGAAAGGTTACAACAGCAAAAGGACTTAGCAGAAGCCAAAATGCAAGTTGACCTTATTAAGACGGATAAACTGAATCGGAGCTAAAAATGTGGATGTCAATAATGATTCTGTGTGGTAGTGTGTATGCACAGTCTTGCATGGTTATAACAGGAAACGAGTTACATACAAGTAAGGAAAAATGCTTTGAAAGTGCTATTGAAAAAGCAAACAAGGCCATTACATTTCCTACTGTATTTCAAGCAAAGCCTTTTTGTCAGGTAATACCAGGCACAGAAACAGAAGGTGAGATAGATACTTAATGGAAGAAGAGTTACAAAAAACTCTTAGAAGGTTAATGAATGATTTAACCGATACTGTTGCACTAGGTGGAGCAAAGAGTTTTGAAGAATACAATCGACTAGTTGGTCAGATAGAGGGACTAGCGATTGCCGAGCGTGAACTATTAACGCTTATGAGATCGACTGAAGAATCAGAACTTTAGTCGCAAAAGGGAGCGTCTCCAAAAAAAATAGGAGACTTAAATGTCATCAGTATATTCTACTGCAAATGTCGTCATTCCAGATGACGCACCAACACCAACAGGATATCACATTCTTGTTGTCGTTCCTAAAGTAGAGGAACAAACCAAAGGAGGTATTATACTTCCATCCGATATCAAAGATAAGGAAGATATCGCTTCAATCGTGGCAAAAGTTGTTACGCTTGGAAATAACTGTTATCCAAACGAAGATCATCGCTTTCGTGGTAAAGCATGGTGTAAAGTCGGAGATTGGGTAGTCTTATCTAAATATGTCGGTCATCGCTTTGAGTACGATGGCGTGGAAATGAGAATTATCAACGATGATTCAGTCCTCGCTGTTATTAAAGATCCAACTAAAATTTCGAGGGCCAACGCATGAGTGTAGAAAAACAAACAGAAGAAGCTGTAATTAGCGAAGATCAACTAAAAGAGGAAGAAGTTGAGGTAGATGTTAAGCTTGAAGAAGCAGATAATGCTGCTGAAAGCACCCCTGTCGAGACACAGGAAGATACCAAGACTGACGAATCTGTCGAAACTAAAGCAGAGACTGAAGAAAAAGAAGCTGAACCGAGTCCTAGCAAGCAGGGTAAGACCAAATTCCAAAAGCGAATTGATGATCTTACGAAAAGACAACGAGAGGCTGAAAGACAGAGAGATGAATATTATTCAGTCGCTCAAAAGGTTCTCAACGAAAATAAAGAACTTAGAGAGCAAGCAAGCAAGTTTGGAGAGTTCGGCAGCACCGAGTTTGAAAATAGAATTAAGAGCCAAGTCGAATCTGCCAAGGAGGCCTTCAAAAGAGCCTACGAAGAAGGGGACGCAGAGAAGATAGCTCTAGCACAACAACAGATGATGGAAGCTACGGCACAGAAGTCTCAAGTGGGACAGATGAAAAGGGTAGCTGAAAACATCGGTAAACAGCAACAACCAGAGTTGAAAGCACCACCTAACACAAAAGCTGTTGAGTGGGCATCACGAAATCCTTGGTTTAATCGTGATATGGTAATGACTAATGTCGCTTATACCATCCATGACGATATAGTCCGAGGGGGAGTGCAAGTAGATTCCGATGAGTACTATGACACATTGGATTCTCGTTTGCGAAGAGAACTCCCACATAAGTTTTCCGAGGAAGAAACGGATAAGCCGAAGGAAACACAGAAACCTGTGACCCAACAGCCAATGGTTACCCCAGCGGGTAATCAGGTAGCTAATAAGTCACGCAAAGTCCGTCTAACGCCATCACAAGTGGCAGTCGCCAATCGCTTGGGTGTATCTCTAGAAGATTACGCCAAAGAGTTTGTCGCTTTAAATAATTGAGGTTTACATGACTCAAGCACAGCAAAACAAAAATCGTACTCCTAGATCTGTAGAGAAGAGAGAACAGGAGGAACGCAACCAAGATTGGACACCAGCTAATCTCTTGCCAGATCCACATCCAAAAGATGGGATCAAATTTAAGTGGGTTAGGGTATCATCTATGGGGGAAGCAGACCCAACGAATTATTCTAAAAAAATTCGTGAAGGTTGGCAACCTGTTGACATAGAAGAAGTACCAGAACTCGCACACCTTGTTATCGATCCTAATCCAAGGTTCGAGGGCAAACTAGAGGTAGGTGGATTACTTCTCTGCAAAATGCCTGAAAGGATGGTTAATCAACGCAACAATCATTACTTGAAACAATCGCAAGATCATCAAGCATCCGTTGATAATAATCTTATGAAGGAAAGTAATCCTCGTATGCCGATGGATAAACCTGCTAACTCAAGTAGGGTAACTTTCGGTAGAGGGTAATTTAAACCTTAAACCTAAATAGGAGGTAGATCTATGTCTACGACTAGTGCTCCTCGTGGCTTAAAGCCTATTGGGTTGCTAGGGGGAATGCCGTTTGCTGGCTCGACTATGGAAATTTCTATTAAGTCAGGCTATGCGACTGCAATCTTCAATGGTGACGTTGTAGGATATGCTGACGTATCGAACTCAACCGATGATGGTCATTTAGTTCGTGAATCAGCAGCTAGCGAGGTTAATCCGATTGGTGTGTTTTTAGGCTGTAGTTATACAGACCCAAATACAGGCCAACCAACACACAGACAATATTATCCAGGTGGCATTGTCGCTGATGATATTAAGGCTGTTGTGTCTATAAACCCAATGACGCTGTACGAAGTACAGGCCGATGGTGCAATCGCCCAAACATTACTAGGGCAAACCATTGACATGGCTCAGACGGCTTCTGGGAACACCACTACAGGTAATAGTGGAATACAAGCAGGTGCATCAACAGCTGCCATTAGTGGCAAATGTTGGCGTATTGTAGACTTTGTTGACAGACCAGGCTCTTCAGTTGGAGATGCCTATACTGACATCATTGTGATGATGAACCAATCCGAGCACGCCTTAATGGCTGCTGCGATAACTTAGGGGGTACAGTAAATGGCTATATCAAGATCCCAATTACTGAAGGAACTACTCCCAGGTTTGAATAGTTTGTTCGGTTTAGAATACAAACAGCATCCAGAAGAGTGGAGACAAGTCTTTGAGACTGAAAACTCTGATAGATCGTTTGAAGAAGAAGTCAAATTATCTGGCTTCGGTTTAGCAGGTACTAAGGATGAAGGCGCTGCGATTACTTATGATGATGCACAAGAAGCCTATACAAGCAGATACGTACATAATACTATCGCTATGGGTTTCTCGTTAACTGAAGAAGCAATCGAAGATAACCTTTATGCAAGTTTGTCTGCTAGATATACTAAAGCTTTAGCTCGTGCTTTTCAGCACACTAAAGAGATAAAAGGAGCTGCAGTACTTAACGAAGGCTTTACAGGTCAAGTTGGTGGTGATGGCGTTAACCTTCTTTCCACAGCAC